AGCGGCTTAGCCGCTGGAGAGTTCGAAAGTCGAACCCTAGTCCTTTTCAAGGATTAGCTCTAAAACGTCGTGAATTGATTCTCCGGTATATCTTGATTGATATATCTCTACGGTACGTAAGACATGTGAATACCTAACTGGCAATTCAGTTAGTCAAGGGTTCACCTCTATCGAAGTACCCGGTTAACGGGTTTCAATAGAAGACTCATACTCGCAGTTTGGGAAACCTCTCGGGATGGGCCGGCCTGTCGTTGTAAGACAGTTACCGCTCCTACTGATTGGTTTAAAAACTGATAGAAGTGAGAAACTTCAGAGAATTCATCTCCGTTTCACAACGTGTCTGCGGCCCTCAAGTACCTCCGTTTTGCTAAAACCGGGGGAAAGAGGAAACCGAAGTCTTATGAAAGAAGTTGAACAATGTGCTCTTTGTTTCGCACGACTATTCTTGTATCCTGGTCTGAAATACGATCAGATTGCCCTAAACCGAAAGGTTTAGAAGTAAGCAGTAAGATATATCTACCTGAGGGTAGAGGTATTCTCATACTTAATAGTCTAAACGTTACATTGAAGTAGCTCACACAAGCTTGGAATAGCTAGTGAGAATTAAGTGGCCTAAATCCCTTGAAGGACTGGCGCGACTCCCATCCAAAAATATGAAAAGATTCAGATTTAGTAGATGGAGCTTCAATTATCGATTAATAAGTGACATTATCTGTGTAAAAGCAGGTACGACTATAGCCACTCTACCTAATTTATTGGGTAAAGTTAAAGCTATAGTTGGAGGACGAGTCTCGAAAGGTTTTTACAGCAATTTGTTAATTATCTGTAGTACCTTGAGATCAATTCAAAAATCTCAGGGAGATTCAGGACTGATCCTATTCCTGAAAGCAGCGCAAGTTGCACTACAGCAAGCGTGTGCCGGATATAAAGTGAAGGACATGAGACCTCTGGGTGCTAGAATTTCTAGATCCAGAAGTTACCTACCTAGACTTATTCCTGCATCTCATCGACTGATTATTTTAAATAAACAGCCGGGTTATACTTTATTGATTAAGTTCTACTTAACGTTATTCTATATGTATAGAGTAATTGTAGTTCCTAAATATAAAGTAAACCTAAGCACCATTATTAATAAAGGTGTTGATAATGCAGGATCTGTTATCCCCTCAAGATTTTATACTCATTTTATAGCTTCTTTTATTGGAAGTTATTTGAGATTGAAACTAGACCTATCTGAATTTTTCAGAAAGAACTCTAGATTCTTTACTATCTTGAGATCCTCCCCAATGAATTTTACCGTTGAAGGTCAAAATCTGTGGTCAACTCACCCTTTGGTGATGTTCAGGTCATTAGTCGCTTTAGTCCATTCGGATTACTTCGACGATTTTATGACACTGGCCGATGCTATCAACGTGAAACTTAGAAAACTGATTTCAGCTTATAAGTTATCCGCAATGTTAGCAGGGCGACCTGGATTGCCTTCTGGAAAACTTTCTTTTAAGGAAGAAGCGGCAGGTAAACTTAGAGTATTCGCAATCGTTGATTGTTACACTCAATGGTTACTGTATCCTCTCCACAAACTCATCTTTGTTTTACTTAGACGAGTCCCTATGGATGGTACTTTTAATCAGTTGCGACCTATTCACAGATTACTGCGAAGAGGAGCGAAAGAGTTCTATTCATTAGATCTCTCTGCTGCGACTGATCGATTACCCATAATCATCCAAGAACGATTATTGAACCAATGGTTAAGTAGCCTTGTTCCAAATTTTGGGACATTGTGGCGAAACATCTTGGTCAATAGGGATTACCACTATAAATCACCAAAACATTATGACAACTCTAAACATGGAGCTGTCGGACATGTAAGGTATTCAGTGGGACAACCTATGGGAGCTCTGAGTAGTTGGGCTATGTTAGCCTTAACTCATCACTTTATAGTTCAAGCCTCAGCTTGGAACTCTGGTCTTCTTAGACCTGGTCAGATTTACAAAAATTACGCCCTTCTGGGTGATGATTTAGTAATCTGTGACAAATGTGTAGCAGACGCCTATCTTTCACTAATGGAAAGATTAGGTGTGTCTGTGAACTTGAATAAATCCCTTTTAAGTCCGAAAGGACTGGGACTAGAGTTCGCTAAACGAACCTTCGTAAATGGAGTGGACGTAAGTCCTGTCTCACTTAGAGATTTGTCGTTAGCTACACAGCCAGGGGCTTTGAGCCATTGGTCAGCTTTTGCTAAAGCTCATAA